AGGCTACTACAATATCACCATTAGCAGTAATGTGAAACTCTGCATCTATAGGATTATTAAGATTAAACTTAAAAGGCGCTGAAGGAATGTCCAGATCATTAATAACTTTCTTATACGTTGTAATGCCTGTGATCTCATCAGTTTGTACTATACCTATCTCAGAAAAACCTGTGCTATTAACACTCCAGAATACAGTAGTATTTAACACGCCAAGTACACCTATAATAGTATATGGTACTTGTACGTGATATAAAAATCCTTTTTCATTCTGAACTATGCCTAGTTTTTCTGAAAGCAAAACGTTTTTTGCAAAGGTCATGTAGCCCACCGGAGTATCCTCAGCTACAGTATCTAAGTACAAACCTTTTGTTGTCTTGGTCATATTATATACCCCTTATAGGATAGTAAACTTTATCAGAAGGTTCCATAGAATATCTCCATCCATATCCTCCTGCAGTTTTATATTTTCCTGCTAAACACATACTGATGGTACTACGCAGAATTCCTGTTTTCTCAGAAGCTTCTTTAATAGAAGAAAACGTAGCAATAGTTTTTAGTCCTGGAACCTTAGTAAAATATTGATCTATTTTCTTTTTCCAATTGTTGCTACCTTTTTCCTTTTCCCCTTCATATTTCCATCTAAACCCTCCAGCTAAAAAGTTTCTTCCCGCTAAAGATTGTTGAAGAGATTTTGCACAAATTCCAGCAGCTGCCGCAGCTTCTTTTGCAGACGTATAGCGACATAGAAAATTACCGCTGATATCTAATTGCACTACAGCTTTCACAGGTCTTCTAAGCACAGCTTCGCTTTTCTTCTTTTTAGTTTCATCAGAATCTTTTCTACCTCTGCTAGAATAAGCTACAGGACAAATGTTATACCACGGCTTTAAAGCATCCATAAAAAATTGCTCTTGAACTAAAAGATGTTCTGGTAAGCATTCCAGTAAAATCTTAAACTTGAAATTTTGCTTTCCATATTTATTCCAAGCATGTTGAAGTCTAGTGTTCTGATGAACATTTCTTCTTAACCTACTTTCGTGTTGCTTAAATCGCAAAAAGATATCTTGAGAAGATCCTACATAAACCTTCTGACTTAAAATGTTCTCTATAATATAAACACCACAGCTCATATACCTCTAATTGGTTGTGAATATTCTCCGCCAGTAAAGAAATCCTCATAGAAATGCACTGGAGGAATTAGCCTTACAGTAGAATTATAAAGTTTGCCCATCCTGTCCTGGTCTGGCATTTTAATTTCACCTAAAGCTCTTCCAGCATAGGTTTCAAATTTGCCATTACAATATTCTATGCCTTGCAGACTAGCCGGAATTACAGGATGTACAAATCCAGATCCTATCATCTTGGCCATTACATACCAGTACAAGGCTTCTTTGTATTCAGGAACATTAGGTATCAATGGATATCCTGCTTCATCTACCGGTAAAGCATAATAATGCAGTTTCACAAACCGGGATTCTTCTGAAGTTAATAACCAGTCAAGCTGCAAATCATAATATGGAGCTGTTACCGGAGTTTCTGAAAGCTTGATATTACTGCCATCCCAGGGCACACTAGGCCCTGAGGCATTACCGGTAGTGATTTGATCAGTATGGGTAATAAAATCTGTTACCCTGGCATCACCTCCTGCTACATGAGATCTGTGCGTGCTGGGATTTGCAACATTAAGCTGAACTCCGGATTTATGTATCCGCTGGCCAAATTCGTCTTCCACAGCCAGTAATTCTACCAGGCCACAAGGCAGCCTTACTGCCCAATTTTTGCTGACAAATTCTCCTGCACAACCCACATTTGGAGTGCTGGTTTTATATAAAGTAAAAGGCGTTCTGAGCTGTTCTACAGCTTCTGGGATCCATTCTAAAAAGCTGTCTATGTAGTGTGACGGCAGCTTATTGTCCAGATTTCTTATAATCCGGCCTAGGATTTCCTGAATACTTGTGCTCTGGTAAGCCATCTGTAGTAAATTTAGGTGTTTAGAACAATAGTTGAGTCTTTACCTGCAAAGGTTACGACAGTATATTTAAAATGCAGCAGGGGATTTGCCCGCTGAGCAGCTACAAGTTTGCCTTTATTACCTAGTGCAGCAGTACCTCTTTTACCAGAACCGGGAGCTGTAGGGACAAAAACATACACCCTGTTGTTTTTAACAGTACAGGCCCGGGAATACCTTTTCATCCAGGCCCATCTCAAGTAAAAACTTTGCCTTACATATACCAACCATTCTTTACCAGTAGGATTGTTTTTGTTTTTGGTCCTGATACCCTGAGCTTCCAGTTCTTTTCTGTATTTGATACTTTCTCCCCAGTCTATTCTTCCTTCAAGACGTCTTATTTCTTTAGGTACAATCTTTCTGATTTGTACATACCCTAATTTATTGTTAAGGTTTAAAGTTTTACCTTGTATAATATCTTCGCTGGCAAGTTGATTGTGAACAGAAATAATTTCTTTGAATTGTTTAAAAGTTATAATTAATTCTTTGGTATCATCTGGAAGTTTTGCAAGCTGTGCAATCTTGATTTTATTATGTGCAATTTCTTTCTTGAATTCAAAGATCTCTATGGTAGCATTAGTAAACTTGTATAAGTCTTTCTCTGCTTTTTCAAGCTGTATAATCTTTTCATCCAACACCAGGTTTCTACGTTGAAGGTATTCTAGCTCTTGTTTGGCTTTATACCAGACTTCTGGTGTTTTAGCTGCGCCGTTATTACCACCAATAACCCTGTTGTTAAAGTTTTTACAAATCAAATGCGGCTTTTCCCGTTTAAGATTTTCCACCCAGAATAAAAACATTTCTGGTACTGATAAGATCTGAGGCTTGCGATGAAATACAGGCATAGATTAAGCTTGCTGAGTTTGAGGTTGTGGTGTAGTGTCTTTGCTTTCTGGTACAGGAATAATACCTGGTTGAGGAAACATAGCCCTGAGTTCAGTAGCTAAAATATCTTTGATGATATAGTTTAGTAAATCTGCAGAAACCGGATAGGGCTTATCATCATCCATACACGGTGGATAGCCAGCACCACAACATGGGTTAACAGAAAAGGGATCTGCAAACACACCCCTGATAGCTGCTTTCTTAGCACTTAAATCATTAAACAAATACAGATATCCATTTTGAAAAAACCACTTGATATGGTTTTTAGTGTAAGGATTATATTTCCTGAAGTAATTATTAAATTCTGGCTTGGCTTCTCCCCAGGCTACAGACCAATCAGATGCGCCAACAAAGTCAAACAAGGCATAAGTAGCTCTGAGAGGATCTGGAATTTTACACTTACTGCGCAATATGTCACAACTTAAACCTGGGATCTCATCACAATCACCTTTAGCTATTTTCTCCATGTCTGTGACAAAGCTTTGCTGAAAAAACCTGCGCTGATCAGGATTTTTCTCTAATGCCTGCTGCATAAAGTTAACCCGCTTATAGCCTACTATAACTTTGAGTTCATCTTGCAACGGCACATTAAAAGGTTGACCCACTCTGTCAGAGAGGATCCCTACAATTTCATTTAAACTTGGAAGTGCCATAGTGTTAATATTTTGTTAATCCCATTCACGTAATAAAGTAAAAGTAAATTTACTTAAACCTGAAACTTTACAGTCCTGCAACAATCTGTTAAATTCTACCGGAGAATTAAGTACAATGCAACCTGCTGACCATTGATCTATAATCTTACTGATAGCAGTATTATTAGCACGGTGAATGTTAATGCCAAACATCCCAGTATCTTCCAGGCCATTTTCTTCTGCTTTGTCATTTTTGTTATTATCCCTGTATACAGTTACCGGAGCTGCTTGTACCAAGGCCTCGTGTACATTTTTATGCTTACCTAACTTCCAGGTATCTATATATTGCCCTGGTTTTAATACTGCTGCACCTTTTTTGTTCATGACTTTCTGCATCCAGTACAAGCCAGGATTTGTAGTACAGCTGGTTTGCCAACTGATAAGATGAACCATATCTAACTCATTAATTAAGTAAAACTGATCATCAAAAGAATTTGGCACATCAGCTTTGGATCTTATACCTACAAGATGAAATGGCAACCATTTATATTTTAAGGCTGCAAAGCGCTGATGTATTTCACCTCTGAGATATGCTTTCATAATAAATTGAAGAAAAAAAGGCCTGCGCTAAAAGCTAACAGACCTTTTTGCTTACGGTTAGGTTTGGGTTAAAAATTTTATTTTATTCTGTGACATATTCTCCCATCAGTTTAAAAAACTTAATTGGCACCAGCGAATTACCTTTCTTAATAGTTAACTCTATCTTCCGGGTAATCTGTTTGCCATCTTTGTCAATATCTTTCAAGGTTTCTGCATAAACAATATCCTGTGCTGCAATAAACTCAGTCAACTTAAACTCTGGAACTTCAATCTCTTCTTCCTGTTCATTCAACTCTTTTAAAAGTGCTGTGTATTGCACATTAAGATCCTGAATCTGTTTGTTTAAATTATCTATCTCTGCTCTGTCTTTTGCAATGTCCAGGTTTTTAAGATCCTTAAGCAGCTTGTCCTGTTCAGGTTTGACTTTCTGTAAGGCTTTTTCCTGGCCATACTTAAAAGTTCTTGCAGGGCCACTACAGTAATCACCAAGTCTTCCTAACCAATAAGAAGTTTTACCTGATAATCTGTCATTGGCAGTAACAGTTTCTACAGCATTGGCTAGTTCTAAAATGCGTTCAAGTTTAAGTTTGTGTTTAGGCATAAAAATTTAAGGTTAGTTGTAAGTTTAATAAGTAAATCTAATCCAATTATCTAGTTGCTATTTCAAGCAAAATAATCACTACTAAAACTGCTGTTGCACCTTTCCAAAAATTTTTCTTACCCTCTTGCTTTTTTACCTCTCTTTGATAGCGTATATGAGCTACTGAATCTGCAGAAACTTTTACACTATCCATTGCAATAGGATAAGAATCATATACACTAACAACCACTGTCCGCTGTCGCATTGTGCTACAAGCGCACAGTAAAGCCAACAAGATTAAAGCTAACCATAGGTTCATCGTTTTCTAAAATGAATGGTAGGTAACTCCCACCCTCCAAAAAGAATAGTTAGTAAGAAGATAATAGCAATCAAAATAAAGATCGCCTTTACAAGTCCGGCAGTCTTTGCATCTGTTCCAAGATTAGTCAGAAACATCTGAAGTAAATAATAAAACAGAATAAAGATCAGCACAAGAATAAGTATGCTTACAAGTGTTTCCATATAGAATTTAGTTTATAACATTCCCAGATTGAACAACAACACTATTCCCAGGAGGCCCCATGTGTTTCACAAGTGGGTAACCTCGGGTATTAGTATACTTGTTATTGGTGATAGTTATCTCCATCCCGTCTGCACCTATTAAGTGCAAGGCTCCCCAGCTGGGATTGGTACCAGAACTGTTAAATGTATTGTTATTAACTACAATACCAGTGTATCTCCCATTAGCTGCGAAGTTAGCTGTCATTATAGGCGAACCGTTGAAGACATTGTTCTCAATAGTTATATTATGACATACTACTTCTATGGCTGCAGTTGAGGACCAGGTAAATCTGTTATTTCTAACAATAGTTCTGCTGTTACCTATTGCAGGTTTATGTCCAGCTAAACTCAAGCCCATAGTACTAAAATCATTTTCATAAAATTCAATGCCATCGTAAGAAGTATCGTGTAATTCTATATCTATGTTTGGCGCTGATCCATTGTTCCACATAGATGTATGTACCAACTCAAACCTATTGTTATAAAACTTACTGTTTCTTACTATACCATTTGGCCATAAAGCTTTGATGCCATAGCCTTTGTCAGTTCTGGTAGTTTTGATAAAATTATGATGGATGATAGTATTGGTAATATTAAACACATCTAACTCACCAGTAACCCAGCCAACAGATGCCCAAGAGCTATTAAGCAATTCGTTATTAGCAAATTCAGATCCTGAGGTATTTTTTAACCATGCACCGAAGTAAGTTGTTTCTTGTACTTTAACATCCAGGATCTTAACATTATCTCTGCCATCTACAATTACACCGCCATTACATTGAAAATTACCTTTAATTGTAAACCCGCTTACAGTTTGATTTCCTGCAGCTGTTGTTGTAGCCCTGGGTTGTAGCAATACAAATAATATTGCCAAACCAAAAACAACAACAAGAATTATACTCCAAAGTCTGCGCTCCCGATTCACATGCTCAAGAATAAACCTGATTAACCATAGCACCAGCACTATCACTAAAATACCAGCGCCTATACCTCGGTAAGATACGCTCATAGTTGTAGTACCACCTTTTAACTGTACCATGCCAGTTTCTGATTGCTGAGGATGGGATCCTGTGAATGTAATTATAGTTTTAGCTTTACCAGCACCAACCAGAGAAACACCTACGGGTACATTTAAAATATTTGCCGTGTAATTACCTTCTACTAGTCCTACTGTTGTACCGGAAGCAGCTGAAGACAAGGCTCCTTGTATGTTGCCTCCAGGATTAACTACTACATCAGCATCAGGAGGTAAGGGTACAGGAGGTTCTGTAATATCTGGTACAAACTCCGGATTTTTAAACTTAAAATAATCATGAAGCGCATAAGTCCCAGAAGATGCTGGATTTTTGGTGTTAGTAGCTTTTAACGTAATAGTATGTATATCTTGTGTTAACGTAGTATCAGACCAAACTAAAACTTGTTGCTTAAATGCCGGCGCATATAGATCAATAGTAGCTTTCTTAACACTATCTATTAATACATCTACTTTGCCATGTGTGGGGCCCCGCTCTGTGTACCAGTAAACTTTCTTGCTGTTAAATCGCATGGTAACAGATCCAGTAGTAGTATAAGTTAAAGTCCCGGCATACCAAGGCGCATTGTTAGATCCATCAGTCCAGCCTGCAGTATAGTTATGCTGATATCCCTGTATACCTTTAACAGCATTATCAATGATGACTGTAGAATCTGTCAGTGGCGGAATAGGTGGAATAGGATCAACATCCTCTGTTTTAAGGTACACACCTAGTTCTTTGATGGTCAGTGTATCCTGCCCAATAATATGCGCACATGGCAATGCCACCAGCACACCTAAGATTAATAATAGTTTTTTCATGATATGTTTCCTGCTTGACTGAATACGTTATAAGCTTCTACTTCTGTAGCTGATATTTTGGCTGTTTCTGACATTGATCCCCAGTTAGTAGTGTCAAGATTTACAATAACCAGGTACTTGAAGATAGGAACATAATTCCAGGGATTGGTTAACACAAGCCTGGCAAATTGTCTTTTACGGGAATCTAAATCCAAAGCAATTGTCCGTGCAGCCTTTATCATTCCCATCACTACAGAAGGTTCGTAATCATCATCCTGTAACACCTGCAGTTTTGTAGCCATAGTTTTAAATTTAGAATTTTAGAATTCTACGCGGGGAGCCCTTAAAGTAAAGATCAAATTTGCCATTTCATCATACTTTGCTCCTCCTCCGGAAGCCAGGAAATCCACTGTTGCATCCAGGTTTTCTGGTGTGATCTCTGCATCTACACCATCCCAAATCACAGCTCCTTTTTGGGTAGCTGTCATTTGAGCTATCCATTCTGAATAATCCTGTGCATTAGGATGCAAAGCTATTCCTGCTGCTATAACCCTTTTTTGGGCCCATGTCACATCCCCATTGGGAGC